TCCTAAGGTGGTACTCAATACAAAAAGCAACCGGAATATGCTGATGGGATTGAGTCGATCGTTAAGAACCAACGTGACTGGAGAGGCGTTTGAGGTGGGGTTAACTGGTATCCCAGCAAAGATTGGACGAGAGCATAATGAAGGTCAAACCTTATCCTTTACCACTCNACGTTAATGGTTTTTATGACTCAAAAACCAGTCGATGGAAAGGCGGAGTTAAGACCAAGAATAACTATCGAATGCCAAAGCGAACCTTCATCGGTTGGACACCCTCTCTGGAGCGTGAATTGATGACCATGATAAGGGCTGAATTAGTCATGAATATGGAGCCATAAATGCGTGAAATAAAAATCAAACCAACCAATAAAGACGTACTGGTGCGCGATCCTATTACGCGAGTGCCATTGAACGTTAAGGGCGAAGTAAAACCCCGTAATAGTTACTGGTTACGTCGAATTCAAGATGGATCGGTCGTCATCGTGACCGACAAAGAAAAAACAGGAGCGACATCGTGAGTATTAGCTTTAACGAAGTACCAGGCAATGCTCGAGTTCCTGGCGTATACATCGAAATTGATAACAGTCTCGCCAACNATGCCGAGCAACAGCAATCCGTACTGGTGATTGGGAATGCGTTGGNCGCTGAGGGTATAACCCCCNCAACGCCAGCAAAGACCCCTATCCTTTGCATGAATGAAGACGTGGCTATCAAGCAATTTGGTCTGAATTCACAGATCGCAACGATGATGGCGTATCTTGATAAACAAAATAGCATCTTGCCGATTTATGCGATGAGCGTAGCTGGTGCAGATTTAATGATGGCCTTGTCGTCCCTAGGTGATGCGCAATACCATCACATTATCTGCGCTCTAAATGACACCACCTCCGTCCGTGATCTGGGTGAGTTTTTAGAGGCGCGTTACAGTGCCCTGCAAATGATACCAGGACTCGCCTATGTCCCTAAAAAAGGCACGCACCCTGAGTTAGTGACCTTTGGCAGTCAATCAAACTGCCCACTCATTAGCTTTATGTCTATCAATACACTGGGTAATGCCGCCAATGAGTCACTCACCGACGCCGAAGCACTGGCCGCCTGGGCTGGACAGATAGCGCAATCACTCGCTAACGATCCCTGTCGCCCACTGCAAACCCTAACGCTCAATGGCGTCTATTCGATGGCAACCCGTGAATTTGATTGGTCTGAGCGTAACCTGNTGCTGCATGAGGGAATGAGTACCTATACGGTGAGTGCGACGGGCTCGGTGCAAATCGACCGTGCCGTGACGGCCTATACCGAAAATGCCTCNGGGGTTGCGGATGACAGTTATTTGGATGTCATGACGCCGGCAACCGCCATGTACTTTCGAGAAAAACAACGCTCACTCATTTTGAGTAAATACGGTCGCCATAAGTTAGCNAAAGATGGCACCAGTTTTGCCCCAGGGCAAGCNATTGCAACCCCAACCATGATCAAAGGGGAATTNGCTCACGCTCTANAAATCACTCGAATACAACGGCATTGTGCAAGATTTTGAGGGGTATAAAAACGCCCTCATTGTTGAGCTCGATGATCGCAATAAAGTGCGGATTAATTACCAAGACAGCCCCCAATTCGTTAACGGCTTGATTATCGTTGCGGGCAAAATTCAATTTCGTAAATAAGGTACTGGAGTCATTCATGAGTACAAAAATAACCAGTCGTGGTTTTTTAGACGCCGGCTCCTTGAGCCGATTACCGACCAAAGAAGGCGGCACGCTCAATTTCGGCAATCTGAAACGTGAGCCTGTCATGGGCGATTCNGGAGTCCTTGGCTATTCGGAATCTTACGATTCCGCCCCTAGCATCAAGGTCACTATCGCTCATATGGGTACCACTGATGAAACCGCCATTAAAAACTTTGTGGGTGAAAACCTAACACTGAACCTCAACAGTGGAAAAAGTTACACCTTGATGGATGCCTGGACAAGCGAGCCACTGGAGTTGGCCATCAAAGAGGGTCAAATGGATGTCCTCTTTGTGGGCACGGAATTAATCCCACTATAACCACATCAAGGGGGTTTTATGCTGACGTTATTAATGAAACGTCGTGCCAGGATGGCAGCCAAAACGGCCACTGAGCACCAAAAAGAAAGCACGGATACTCACATCANTGATGAGCAACAAAAAGAGTCCAGTGCATCACCATCAGACACGCTTGTGGGTAAAACGTGGGATGAAATACAACGCCTTCTTGCTGTGGATCTGGAGTTTGTTCGNACACTGGCAAGTTTCGAAGAAAAGAACGCGTTCAGAAAAGAGCTCATTAAAAAATACCAAGCTCAAGCGGAGCATTTACTTGCCACCAATAAGAGTTTGGACGGGTTGGATTTACTTTGGTGGTTCTACCTATGGCAGATTGATTGTGGTTTATTNGCCCCTCATTCATGATGACTTTAAAGCGGCTATTTTACGTGGATTAAGTACCCCGCAAAAATGGAGCTCAAACGGTCAAACGGCGTATTGCGATATTATTTTCAAATACTCACACAAGGCNCACGCGGATAACACCCCGTTTAATGCCGAGTATTTATTCAATGCCATCACAGATATTCATNATGGCAATATCGCCATCAATGCCCCGCTTAAAGTGAAAATGTTTCGTTTGGCGGGTGACTTATTGGATGAGTCTGGTAACAAAAAAGAAGACGCCCTGGCCTTGTTTGAAGCCCTCATGCAAATGGACCCAAACAAAGGCGGCCGTAAAACACGAGTAAAAGAGCTAAAACAGGAATTAGGCCATGAATAAGACTACNGTCAACGTCACACTGCCCATGCCGTTTGAGAAAGACGGCAACACCATCACCGTGGTTGAATTAACCAAACCCTGCGCGGGTCATTTACGTGGGTTAAACCTGAAAGACATCTGTGAAATGGATTTCGCCGCGGCGTACACCTTGCTGCCACGGATCTCAACATTAAACGAGCGTGATTTACTGGATATTGATGTAGAAAACCTCGCCCCACTGATGGTGGAAATGGCCGGTTTTTTCGTGAATATGAAACGATAATTGAGCACGTCGAGAGCTTTTATGCCGATCTGGCCGTGGTGTTTCATTGGCCACCCAGCGAGATAGATAAACTCAGCCTAGATGATCTGATGTTGTTTAGAGAAATGGCGCGCGTTCGCCACCAAGGGGAGAGCTGAATGCGCTCCCTTTTTTCATCAAAGAGGAAAGACACATGAAAATGAGTTTATCGGTGGTCATGGGCGTGATTAATAACGTCAGCGCGCCCATTAAGGCCATGGCCAGTGATTCAGATCACTACGCGAAAAAGATAGCCAGTATCAAGAAATCCCAATCCGACGACAGCGCCGCGCTGCACTTGATTGAGTCTTTTGGACGAATAACCAAAGAAGCCGATAAAAACGTCCTCAGTTTGAATGAAGCCAAAGAAAAACTGGAGGCATTGCAAGCCAAAGAAAAAAAAGCAGCTGAGACGGGTGCCGCCTTAACCCTCAGTCTCACTAAGCAGTCTGAAGCCCTGGCGATCCTTAAAGCAAAAGCCACGACTGCAAGTGGATCAAATGATGCTCTGAATAAAAAAATCCTCAAGCAATCAAGCGCCCTGGAGCGGTTAACACAAAAAGAAAAAGCCGCCAATAAACCCAACGCCNNCACTGACCAATCAATTAGCCAAACAAGCTGAGAAAGTGGCCATACTGACTCACGCCGGTAAGGCGCATAACGAGCAACTCACCCACGTCAGTAAAGGAATGAAACAGGCAGGTGTGAACGTCAATCAGCTTGATAATGAATTTACTCGCTTATCNACTCGTTATGCGGCTCATGCAAAAGACATTGANCGTGTCAGCAAAAAATACAGCCNACTTAANCGCGNTCATGGCGCCCATCAATAAACTCAGTCGAGCCCTCTCCTTTCCCAAAATTGGGGGTGCGGCACTCACCAAGGGTGTGGCCCTATTGAGTGGNATTAAGTCTGGGGAGTTTNTANTCCCAAATCAATAGCACCGCCTCAGAAATGGATGCGCTCTCTAAATCGGCTCAGACACTCAAAATGCCAATTGGAGAGCTGCAAGCCATGCAATCACAAGCGGAGCATGCGGGGGTCGGCGCNGACAGTCTAACCGCCTCCATGGGNAATTTTACTAAGCGATTAGGCGTGCTACAAACCACCGGCTCAGGCGCATTAGGCTCGTTTTTAAAAGGAGGTAAAAACCCACTGTATCGAGCGCTTAAAAATGCCNAAAGACACGCAAGACGCGTACGAGAAAGTACTCGACGCCTTTTCAACATTAAANAGTAATCAAGAGCAAATGGCATTCGCAGACGCGGTGTTTGGGGGAAGCGGCCGTAAAATGCTCATCATGCTACGTGACGGCACCAAAGGACTCACCGCCGCTCGCAAAGAATTCAATGAGACTGGCGGTGGCGTCACCGAAGAAGACGCTGGCAAGGCGGAAGCCTACAACGATGCACTTCAAAAAGTGCAGGAAAGTATCCGCTCAATCAAATTTGCAGTACTCACACCAATCATGGAAAAACTCACCCTCAAGTTCTCTGAATTCTCAGATAACTTCAAAGACATGGACTGGCGCAATGACATCATAAATAAAACAACTAAAGTGATTAACACACTCTACGAAGGGATCGGNTTATTGGGTAACGGTCTTATTTTTATCTCCGAGCACATGGCTGAGGTATTGGCGGGCTTAGCGTTATTAAAGATAGCGTTTGTAGTATTAAATGCGGCGATCATGGGGGGTCCCATTGGTTGGTTTGCGGCGGCCATCGCAGCCGTTGTCNTTGCAGTGCTGTATTTAATCGACACCTTTATTGGGTTTGATGTCATGCTTAAAAAAATGGGACTCACCTTCGATTACTTATGGGAGAAACTCAAAACCTTCATTAATTTTCTGCCCGATGCACTGGTGCCGGATTGGGCCAGCCCCATNAAAGAGGCGGGAGAAGAAGTGGAGTCTCTTAAGAATAAAATGAACGATCTGAAAGATAAAAACGTAGCGCTTGGGATCACAACCAATGACACCCTAAATAATAAAACCAACACAACCCACACCGGCGTGGCCAACCGAA